AGGTGTTACATTTCTATTTAATAAAAATTGTTCTACTTGGTCAAAATTTTCATTAAAAACTTTGTTAACATAAAAATCAGTTGGTCGTATTATATAATATAAATAACTAATTTGTTGACCAGAAAATGGATTACCATCAACATACATTTTTAATGTTGTCGAATTTTCGTTTGTTGGTGTAAATGATGCAATATTGTATTTATTATCACCTAAAATCAAACAATATTTTTGATAATTTGTTGTGAAATTCCTTAATTCAGAAACTTTTAATTCTCTTAATTCTAAATTTCTTGTTGCATTTGTTGAGTATTCAATCTCGAACGGATTTTTTATGGCGCCGATTGGTATTTCAAAATAGGTTTCATTTTCAATAGGGTCGTAAGAAATATTAATTGCAGATTCAGTCCTAGTAAAATTAAATAAAAATGGTGTTACTTCTAATGCGGCCGGAAAGTAATTAATTATGTTTGTTATTGATGAAGATATTCTTTTAACAAGAGAACCATATAATGTAAAATTTGTTACTTGAGATAAGTCAAAATTAGGAAAAACTCTAAAGTTTTTAGCCTGGATTAATCTAGATTCTTCAACACTTTTAATATTCATTGAGTCTAAACTCATTGGGTCTGAAAAAACACCTATGTTGAAAGTTCTATTTTGTTTTTCTGTTATACTTTCTGTAAACTCAAAATTACCTTGTGTAAAACCTCCTCCGTCAACTAGTTGAAACCCAACTAAATTATCGGAAAAAGTACCAGAACCAGATGCTGATTGTGGTGGACAAGTATATTTTTTAATCGCCATTATCCTGTTATATTGTTAAATGCTTTACTAAAATCAATATTATTACCTCTATCTTGTCTTACTTCATATAATAGGTCGTTGAATTGGTCTCTAATTTCGTATAAATTGTATTGTTTGTAAATATTATTATCACTATCGTAAATTGTGTAAATACCATCATCAAGTGATTTTGTTTGATTACCATAAAGTGCAATAGCTAGAGTTGATATGTCTTGGTCAACAATTTCAATTTCAGTTGTTATTGGGTTAAAATACGTATTTGATATTATAATACTTTGATTTGGTTGTCCAATAAAAGGTGTTGCATTTGGTTTGTTTGTTGGTGATGAAGATGGTGATAAAGTACAAAATAACAAATTTGATGTACCTTCAACATATACATATCTTATAGATTTTTGTGATGTATTTGTTAAATTTTGTACAACTGGTTCACAATAAAAAGAAGATGTTATAATTCTGAAAAAATTTGGTATTTTTGTTCCATCTGAATTTAAATACTCAACTCTAAAACCAACCAAACCTTGATTAACAAATTTATTTCTAAATTGTGATGGTACGTTATTTAAATCAATAACAATACCTTTAACATTTGGTAAAGAAGATAAAACACCACAATCTGTTATTGTTGTTCTAATTTCTGCTGGTTTTATATATAATGTATAAATTCCTAATTTATTAAATTGGTCGGCTGGTAATTTAAGGTTGTATAAACCCCCTAAAATTTCAACATTAGTATTTCCACCGGTTTGTGAATTATGAAAATATGGTTTTAAAATTGACTTAGAGTCAAGTTTTGTTAATACAAAATTATCAGTTACATCACGACTTGGTGTGTAATTTAATATAATTTCAACGTCATCAGGACTAACGTCCGCGCTTCTTATTGTTCCGTAACTTCCAGTTGCCACAATTTATAATTTTCTTTGTTTATGTCCTTTTTTTATAAATACTTATGCTGTATCTTTTTTGACTTTGAAAAACTTATAACCATACTTTTCTAGGTCACCAACATTATCAACTTCACCTAATCTTTCTATATATTCTAAAACAGACTGTTTACCTCGTTCTATAAAAACATTGGTCTGTACTTCTGGTTGGTCAATGACATTTAACAAACCTTCATTTTTTGTAAGTGCTGATAGTATTAAATCATTTTGTGTAAATCCAGATGAATATGTTACATATAAGGTATAGTCCTCATAGTCAAAATAGTCAATGTTATTTATTGTATAAGCTGTATATGTGTCCGTTGGGTCTGGCCCCCAAACAGTTCCAATACAACCTGTCGTTCCAGTTACCTGGACACCAATTTTAAATTTACCACCAAGTAAATTAAATTTAGGTCCATATTGTGCTAAATCATTTATTGACGATTCAGTATATCCGGTTAATAAAAACGGAACGGTTGTATAATTTGAACTATAAAAATCTGATAAATTTGTGTTTGAGTCACCACTAAATATGTATTCGTAATTAATTGGTGTTGCACTCCAATTACCTCCATAGGGAATAAAATATGCAGTACCATTTGGATTGTCTATTGTTGTTCCAGTGAAAGGTACCGTAACAGTTTTTTCTACAAGAGATATACCCCAAGGTGAATTAGCGGTCATTGTAATTTTATACTGCGAATTTGAAGATGGGTATGTGTGTGTTAATGGTGAAGTATTTGTTAATGTTATAGTTGGTGATCCGTCACCCCAATCAACAACATATGTTATTAATTCAAGAAATTTAACCATTTCTTGTTCTGATGTATTATAAAAAATATATGTATATGGGTTTACAGTATTTGCTGTAAAAAGAAAATTATTTATAACATCTTTTTGTAATACAGCACCATCAAAAACAGAATAATATCCAAAATCTGTTGCTGTTTGTGTAAATAAAATAGGTATTGTAAGTCCGGTTAAAATTGATGAACCATTTGTCCCACCAGACAAAATATCTCTCATATTTAAATACAACCCAGTTTCACCAATTATTGTATTTTCAGTTACTGCTGTAATAAAACAACATTCATCAATATCATAAAAAACTTCTGTACCGGCAGTATATTTTACTTTGGTTAAATCAGAAATAATATTTTCTGGTGATATTTTAAAATAATATTTTTGTTCTTCCATTATGGGTTAACATATTCATACCAAGTTATCGGTGTTAATTGATCACCAACTCTTGTATTTGTTGATGTTTTTAACACTTCATAAGTTTTTGTTGTGTAGTCTAAATTTACTTTATAATAAAAATATTCACTACCTAAAAAGTTAAACTTAGTTGGTGTGATATTTGGTTGTGGTGTATTTGTCATTACAGTAAAGGTTCCGGTTCTTCCGTTAAAAAATTTAGCCGACATATAAAATTCGGATAAATCAATAAAATCTCTTTCTCTTAACCAGTAAATAAAGAACCCTTCTTTATCACCAATAAAATCCAAATTAAATTTTGGTTTTCTAATATCAACCGGTGGTAATAAAGGTGAAACAGGTGTGGTTTCAAATTGTCCTTGCTGGACTGGTAAAATTATTGTAAAGTAATTTGTTTGTGTTTTATCTTCCGGAGTGTCATAAAAATCTAATTTGAAAAATGATTTTGTAAAAGGTTTTGTATAATAGTATATGTCTGTTGGTAAAAACCCTTCATTTTGATATGTAATATCCCAGTTACCGGAATTTACAGTTGTTGCCGTTATTGGTTGTGAGTTATCGTAAAAATAAAACTCATAATTTATTTCTGTTTGTTCATTTGGGAATGAGTTATGTTCAAATCTTGATATTTCAAAATCATTTGCAATACCAATAATTTCTTTAATCATTTCTTTTTGGTACTCCTCAATACTATCGTCTCTTCCAGTAAAGTCCCATTTAAACTCTACTGGAACATCAACATAATTTGTATTCTCAGAAAACAATATTTTTATTTTATTCACACTCATCTGTTGTTGGTTGTGTAATTTCTGTTATGTTCTGCACTCCAATACCTTCAGGGAATACTCTAAAAACTATATTTGTATATGGGTAGTGTTTACCATTTAAAAATGGATAATCAACACCAATACCTTCTGTATCTATATAACCGTATGGGTATAAATCTCTCCATCTAAAACCATTTGATAGGTTTGAATAGAAGGCATAATCTGGTATATTAAAAATATTTGAGGGTCCTTCCTCAATATATCCAGAATATTCTTTAATTTTTATTGGGTTATGTGGTTTATAATAATAACCAAATTGGTTTTGAGCTGGAGCATCTGTCGGTATATTAAAATATTGGTCATTATAAACAAATTTGTGATTTATTCTCGAAATAACCCTTTCTGTTTGGTAATAATCATTCCATTCGCAAAAATCACCGTCTATAATATCACCAACATTTAAGTCTAAATTAAAATTAAATGGTCCGGTTGGTGGTAGTGTATTTGAAAAATACTGTCCTTGATTAATTGGTGTGTTAGATAAAAAATTTGTTTGGTCCCACCACAAATTAGGTAGGTTATTTATTAATGGTAAATTAAAATCAAAACCTTGTTTTAAGTATTTTGTCCACCCAAAATAACCTTTCCAAATTGATGTAAAATAAAGTTCTGATATTGGTCTTTTTTGGTTATCAAGTAATGGTTTTATATCAACATCACAATTAAAAGAAAGTGTATATGATTGACTACCGTCTTTAACTGAAGATCTTTGAGTATTATTTGGTGTTAGTACTGCTTTTTCAAGTTTGTTCTTTGAACTAAAATTTGTTTGTTCAAATCCTGCTTTAGTTAATATAGCACATTCTGGTGCTGTTAATATTTTATGTCTTCTAACATAATATTTTGATTTTGTTTCTGTTGGATTTGTTTCGTTTATAATTCTTTTAAACGTACCAATTGAACCGGTTTGAAATGTTGTTCCGGTATAACCAATATTATCTATATTAAAAATATAAAAGTTACTATCATATCCATTATCACCTAAACTTGTGACTCTAAAAACATTTTGGTTATTATATCCTATTGATAATTCAACATACTCATCAGACTCTAACCCATGTTCCATAGGACATCTAAAGGTTATTGAGTCGCCGTTTTGGTCATTTCCGTTTAAAATATAAAATGGTATTCCATCCATTGCGGTCCAAGACCAAGCCGCTAAACTTTCTGGATCAATAGCATACATTGGTTTTAAATAATCATTTTCAAATCCGTATGATAAATAAAAAGACCAATTATATGTTGAGGCACTTTTGTTTACAAAATTTATATGATTATTTGGTCCTTGTGTATATCCAGGAACATTATTATCGGTCCTCATTAAATCAAATTCAAAATATTGTGGATAACCTTCCCAAGGTGTATTTGGGTTTGTTATTGTTGATACTGCATTATTTACAGCATTTGTGTAATACAAATTGTTTTTAAATGGTGTGTATGTTGTTGTACCGGTGTACTCATTTTTAAATATTACTGAATATTTACAAACTGGTCTAAATATTGTTGATTCTTGTCTTTCATCATCAAAAACTGATTCCAAATTTAAATCAACATTTCTGTCAAACTCAATAATTTCTTTTGATGTTTGTTCCAATGGTACATTTAAAAAAACACCTTTATCTTGAGATGATTTATATCTCAAACTACCTAAAACAATATTTGAAGTATCGTCAATTCCCATTATCCTTCTGTTGTTATATATAATTTAATAAATTTATCAATTGCTGTTTTTCCATTATTTAAACCAAAATAAAAATGGAATGGGGCACCAACAATATAACCATTTCCATTATTACCAGTGTATAATGGATCTGGATTACCACTTGGGTCAAGGTTATTTAAATAACCAACTTCTGTTGTTGTTGTTTTAAAATATTCATTATTATTTGTAAAATCTAAATCTTGATAACCTCTTTTATAAAAAGGTGCGTTAGTGTCCCAATTGTTATTTTCATTACCAAAAATACTTGGTGATTGGGACTCTATTTTCCATTTATAATGTGGTACTTCTTGTGTTTTAGGAAACCCATAATAATATTGTAGAAGTGGTGAATAATTTAATGTTTCATATCCAGGTGTTAGATTTTTTCTATATGAGTTGTCTAACTGTGAATTTTCAAAGAAAACTCCAAATACAGGTCTTGGATATCCATTTCCAGTTTGTGAATCGTCACCAAAATATATAGAACTTGGGTTTGTATAATTTTCAGCAATAAAAGGAATTATTCTCCATTCAGAATTAATTGATAACATTTGTGCAAAATCGCCATCAATTCTATCACCTTGTCTAGTGCTATTGAAAAATTGTATAATCCCTTTACCTTCTGTTGCATCACCGGCTGGATTTACTATTGGTATTAAGGCTTGTCTAAAATTATCATTTAAAATTCTAGATAAAAATCCTATTTGTATTAAGTCTGAATTATCTTGGTATGAGGTTGTTTTAACAACATCAATAAAATAAGAATTAAAATTATCATTATTACAAATTTCAGAAATAAATTTTTCTCTTGGTCCTAAATCTGTTACCGTAGTTGGGAACTGAATTTGTTTTTTATTATATGCAATTCCTGGATAATCATTAACTAAAATTGGTGGCCAAATGCTTGATGGTGTTGGGCTATTTTTACCAATAAAATCATTACCGTTCCAAGGTGATGATCGATAATAAAAACCATTATTAATGTCGTTATATATTATTACATCATCACAATAATTATAAGTTGGGTTATTTGGGTCATTAATTGGGTATGTTGCGGTTTTATTAAATGAAAACATATACAATGTTCCATTTATCCAATTATTTTGGAATGTTTGAGCAAAAACACCTCGACAAGCAGCAAAGGTTATTGTAAATCTTGTTTTCCATTCAACAAATAAATCTCGATCATCTGTAAATGCACCACCAATCAAATACGCTTTTTTAAATATTTTACCTAATGCAGAGTCTGGATTTAAATCTTTTTTATTTAATAAACAATAACAACCATTTTTAACCCTATCCTCTGGGACAACACAGTTAGCATCTGGAATTACACCAACATTAGTTCCGCTACCGCTATAACATTTTAATGATGTCATATTTTCACAAGTTAAAGTTTGTGTTAATCCAAGAAATTCAGAATCAAATCCTTCACCAGATGGTAAACTAGCAGCAAAACTTGTTCCCGGATCAGAAGTTTGTCCGTCAGGAGTATAATAACAGAAATTATTATTTTGATGAAGTGCAAAACCAGTTCTTGTTCCTGGACCATTTTCAATACAAGAAGATGTTGGTAATCTATCACTTCTCATAATAATATTATTTTTATTAGAGAAATTTACTCCGGTTAATTCACCGGCATTTGTATACCTATAATATGCTGGTGAATATAAAGCAAAACCTCTAGTATAGTCTGGGTTACCACCGGCAGTATATGGCCATCCGGCTTCACTTTGTGTCCATATATTACTATATAACAATGTTGGTAATGATATTAATAATTGGTCGGAAATAAAACCAATAAAAGGTACTCCACCAACATAATCAGTTTGTGATACTGGTAATGTATATCCATTTGATGTTAATTGATATGATGGTGATATTAATGAACCTACAGGTTGGAAACTGTTTATTGGGTAATATAGTTGTCCTCCAAGTGAGTATGTGTTTAAAGTTGTATCATCTGTTGATAAATAATAATATGGATTTGTAGATGTAAATCCAGAATAATCAATAGATGGTGTAAAGGTATATGATTGGAAATATAAACCGGTTGGTGTTGTATTGTCTAAAGTGTTATGTGATTTTGGCTGTAATGTTGATGCCTTTATTGGTATATTCAAATAATACTCACCCTCAATTATTGGTCCGGAACCAAATGTGGTGTAACCAAAAATTTTAGATAAATCGTATCTTATAGTTTGTTTAGAAGTATATGGATCAACACCTCTTGTTAGTATCATTACTTCATATTCGGTATCGTAATTTTCAATTTGTTCAATTGCGACATAATCATTTACTTGTTTTGTAATACAATTTTGTGGTGACTCATTATCACCAGATTCAATTGTTGTTGGTGGTGTTGTTATAAAACCACCGCCAGTATCAGTAAGGACTTTATACGCTATTTTATGTTTTAAATAATCATTAGGAAAGTAACCACTTGTTGTTTGTGACATTGTTTCAAAATCACCAACTGTCATGCCGGTAATAACTTGGAAATATTCAACATCTGGTAGATATTGCATATAATTTTCAGCGTTACCGGTTTGGTTAATATAAATTGTTGAGGATAGGTTATTTCCAGCATTAGCTGGGTCTGCGTATTGTACAGTTGTTGATGTAACACCAGTAATTGTTGTTCCTGTGACAGAATTAAAACCAAATTGATTTAAAGTAGCACCAGTTAAATTTATTTGACCATTAGATGTTTTTGGGTTAACAAATGAAAAGATTTCTCCGGTACCTATGTTTTGTGTTGTACCTTTATTTACCAATAAAACTAAGACTTGGTCTTTAAATGGTGTACTTGTTGGTGTTAATGCTGGGTTTACAGTTGTTTCTATTTGGTTTATACCACCACCAACGGTAAAATACTTATTTCTTGAATTAAATTCATTTAGTTTTTGTGGATAAGTTTCTTTTGTTGGCATCGCAAACCATCTATCATCCCCACCGGAAGTCTTTTCTGCGGCAAAAAGAAAAAACTCTGGTGATTTCTGATAGTATGAACCAGGACCAGAAATTATATCCCAACCAGAAAATATTCTTCTAAAATCAACAACGGCTTGTGCTACCACACCACCGTCAATTTCTTGGTCAGTAGCTCGATTTAATAAAGATCTGTGTCCAATGTCATAACTTCCAGTACAAGACCCACTATCATTAAACCAACCAAAATTTTGTTGGTCATTATCATACCCAGGTCTATTTTCTAAATTTGGGTGATTCACTAAATTATATGTTGCCGATAGATTTATTGGCGCTAAAAATGAATTTGATATTGCTGTATTATCTGCATTTCCTTCTTGGTTTGCGTCAATTGTTGCTTGGATTGAGTTAGCGTCAAAGTCATCTTCCATTTCAGCATTTTTACAATCACATTCACAATTATTACATTCTGGATATGAAATCATTGGTAATCCGATTCTTGGGAATCCTTTAACTTTTATAGCGGCTCCTATCGCTAAGGCTGTAAATGTCAAGGCTAAGGCAACATAAAAAATTGCTTTAGCAATTAAAAACGCAATACTAAATGTTGTTCTAACTAATTCTAGTATATTTGTAACATTAACTACAAGACCAACACCACTACTAATTGTTCCGGCTGCTTGGTTTATTGCATACCAACCTTCTTGTATTGATTCCCAAGCCGCAACACCAGCGTTGTATGATAGATACAAACCAAGAATTATTAAAAGATATTTTAATACCGGCCAAATAAAAGAAACTAAGTGAGCGACAAATAATAAAACTAAAATTATTGGTGATAAAACACTTAATAATATGTTAAAAATAAAAAATATAAAATCAAAATTTCTTATTATATCATTAACTGGAAATGTATTTACTGTTGTTTTACAAGATCTATTATCAATCTCTTTAATACCTAAATGTTTAGCGCGACCAAGTCCATTTTTGTATCTATCAAGAAACATTGATGTTGTATAAACTTTGTTATAATTAAATTCATAAAAAGTATCATCACAATCTATTGCAGATTGTGTGTCAGCATAATCATCCCAATCTAAACTAAAGGTATATGACCTTAAAACATCAAAATAATCTTGAGGTAAAAATGTATAATTTATTGTTTGTGGTTGTGTATCATCAATTGGGTTTGCAACAAATTGAACTAAGTCACCATTTAAAACTGGTATTACTTGTACATCACCAAAATACGGTGAACCATTAATATATACAGTATAATTTTGTGAATTTACCGTATCTTCAAATAATAACCCCCCAGATGCGGTCATAGTTGTTGATCCGGTTAAGTTACCAACTGGTATTGTAACACTAATTGGTGATGTTGTTGTTGGGTCAAAAGGATCGTTACTTGATGAGGTCCACCCGTGTTCTTTAATGTTTGGTACAAGAAAATTTGCTCTTAAGAATTGGTTTTGTAAACCTTGTTCATTTTCCCATTTGAATTTAAAGCGGTATTTACCTTTTGTTGGTATTCCTTTTGTTGGGTCATTTGATAAAACTTGTTGTCCAAATTCATTTGTAACAACATAGTCTAGATTCATTGGTACTTTAGTTAAAAATGAACCGTCACCATCTATAACTTTACCATCTTGTTCAAATTTATATTCTTCTAAAACTGGTAAATTTTGACTATCTGGGAATATTGTTTGTCTTATTGCTAAAATTTGTCCTGGACCTGCAACTAATTCACATAAATTACCGGTATTATTTTTTGGTTTACAATTAGTTTTTAATGCGTCATCATCGGTTGTTGAAATTATTGAACCCATAAAGATTGCACTTGGTTCAATTTTTATATTAGCTTCTGCTGTTAAATCAAAATCAAGTCTTGTTATTCCAATTTGACAAATATCATCTTCACCCCATAATGGTGATATTTCTGTAATCTTATTTAATGTCTTTATTTGTGGTAATTCACGTAGATTTGTTGATGTTTTAAATGTATTACCATTTACTTGTGATTGATTTGCAACACCGGAGTCTACTAAATCTTGTGGACTTAATGAAAAACAACCAATATCAGATAAATCAACGTCCATAACAACAGTTTGTGTTCCGGTTGGTGCTCCAAAAATCATATAATCACCACTTTCGTTTGTTTTAACAACAAACTTATAGTACTTATCATACACTTCAATATATGATTGTTCTAATAAAACTTCATCTCTAGTTGGGAATGTTCCTGTTGCTGCGTGTGTTGAATAAGATGGGTCTTTTGGTAATAGATTGTATCTATAACCTTCCTCATTTAAATCAGATAATGTTTTATATGGGTATAGTTCGGATATTATTGGATTTGTTTCATCTTCGGTTGTCAATGGAATAAAGACTGATATTTTTGCGTTTGGTACACCAAAACCACCATTAACTAATACTCTACCAATTATAACACCGTAATCAGCACATACCCTTGTATATAACTCACTTTGATTTATTTTTAATGAAAGGATTTCAAGTTGTTCAAAATCTTGTTCAAGTTTAACATTTATGAACTTGTCTTGACCAACTTCGGTTCTTATTCTATATGATTTAGGCATTAAATTTTACTTTTTTTGATAAATAGTTTATTTCCTATTTTCAAAAAATAATCTTTATTTTCAATAAATAAATTATTAAGTAAATGATACTGATTTAAGGTTAATAACCCTAACGTTAATATCTTTGTTTGGATATCTAATTTGATAAATTTGTGTTGGTTCCGCAAATATTGTATCAGCAACAAGTTGTATTTGTTTTGTATTTGGGTCTGAATATTTTTGTGATGTTTGATTTGATGAATATTGTCCACCAACTTTATTGTAAAATCGCATATCAGAAATACTAACAACACCATTTTCATTTTGGATGATTCTTCTTATTTCTGAAACATTAACATTTTGACCTAATTGTCTTGTTGTTGGACTAAAATATGTTGTAACTAAATCAATTATCTTTGACACTATAGCACCTGAATTTTGACTAGCGTCTAATACTACATCAACATCAACAGCTAAATCAATTGGGTTTGCACTTTCAATAGAAATGTAATCGTTTATCATTCTATAATTCGATAAATAATTAGCAACATTATTTTTCAATGTTGTTGATATTGTGTCTGTTAAAGTACCACTAACGTCATACGATAACATTTTTATTTTAATTTTATTATTTTCTTCAGTTATTGATACTTTTGCTGGAGCACCAAATTGTGATGGCATTGTTCTAATTAAAGATTCATAATCATTAATTGTTGTTGCTCTATTTTGTGCGGAAAAGTTAAACGAAACCATTTGTCTAACATCCTCTGTTGTTGGTGCATTTGCACCACCAATTGCTGCAGTAACATTATTACAACTTAATGTATTAACAACAGATCTATTAACACTTTCGGATGGTCCATTAACAAAAAATGACACGGTACCAATTTGTGTAATTACATTTGCACCAAGATTAGTTCCTTGCCCACCACCAATTCTATACTGAATGAATAGTGTTGAGTTTGATTTTAGGGCCGCACCTAATGCTAGGTTATTTGAGTATTTGTTTAAATCAAAAGAATTACCGGTTCTTGCAAATTCTCGTAATTGTTCTTCTGCTGAAATATTACCACCACCAAATGTCATTTTTAAATAACCTTGTGGTGTATATTCAGTTATAAATTTTGTATTTGTTGTTATGTAACGACCAACTTTAATTCCTGGTTCGTCAGATACCTTTGTTGGGTCTTCAATAAAAACCCTATCTTCAGCAAGAGCCTTAACTTCGTACCATCTATTATCTAAACCTAAAAATTCTTGTGGTTCTGGAATTGTA